AGAAGCACCAGAAACAAATCATGTATATACATTATCAAATACAATATTAATAAATGTAAATCAAGGAGATTATTTATCATTATTATTTTGGGGAAATGATCAAAATACAAGAATAGGATATAGAGAGAGAACACCAGGTATATTACCAAATGGACAAATACCAATTGAATCAACTGCTAGTATTATAATCATTAGATTAAGTTAAATAAAAACATATATTCACACAATGTGTCTATTAAATTATAATTATATTTATATCATTTAATTATATATATTTTTATATATGATATATAAAGATTTCACTTGATTATTATCAGTGTTTAATAATATATAAATATTTATTATTAAATACTATAACATATCTAGTGATATAATTGTATGATAAATATTTATATATTACTATTCTAAGTTACTGGATGATAAACATGTAATTTATTAGACTAAATAAATACTTAAATCATAAATTATTATAATATTTACTCATTATATTTATAAAAAAATTGATAAATAAAAATATAGAAATAGACAATATGATATATAATATATAATAAATAAAGATATAAAAAATATAAAATATATAATAAATAAAGATATAAAATGGAAGAATATTTTAATTTAGAGGATTATTAAATAGTATAATAAAATAAAAAAGTATTATAACCAAATATATAAATAGGTTATAATAACATGCCAATATAATATTAGAGAACGAAATAATAATATTATTATAGTAAGAATTATATGATGTTAATATAGATAAATTCAAGATAATATTCATAATTAGAAAAGATATAGAGAGATTAAGAGAATAAATTTAAAAAATGGATATGTTATTATAATAGAGAGATATATAAGAGATAATTAACAAAAAATCTAGATATAGAATATTATTTATTATATTTAAATGAAGATATAATAATAAAATATTTATAATAAGTATAAGAATAAATAAATATAAGTATAATGATAATGGATAATCAAAGAAATAAGATATATTATTTATAAGATAATAATAATGGATTATTTATTTAATAAAATGGAACAAATGATTATATTTATATAGATAATTATAATATGATAAATAAATTAGATAAAAAAAAATATTAAATAGAAGAATAAATAAATATAATATAATTAAAAGAAGATATAAATTATACAATATTATTTTTATCAAAGAATTTAATATAAATAATAGATTTTAATATATTATGTCCACTAATAACAAAATGTAATTTTATTTTTATAAAATAATAATTGATATTCCATAATCTTTAAAAGTTATTGATGAATATATATAGATAAAAATAAATAAATAATAATCTATATCTAGCAAATATGAATTTTATATTTATAATGACAAATAATATATGAAAAAATATTATAAAAATATAAATCATAATATTATTATAATATTAAAATGAGTGAAATTAAATTAGGTTTATTTATATTTAGAAGAGATTTACGTTTATATGATAATTTATGTTTATATGAGTTATCAAAAAAAGTAGATTATATATTACCAATATTCATATTAGATAAAAATCAAATAAAAAAGAATGAAGATAATAAATATTATCATAGTAATAATGTTGTTCAATTTATGTGTGAATCATTAATAGATTTAAATGATGAATTAATAAAATTAAAGAGTAAATTATGGTTATTTTATGGTAATTATGAAAAAATTATTAAAGATTTATTAAAAATATTATTAGATCATTATAATTCTAATAATTTAATAGTAGGATTTAATAATGATTTTTCAAATTATGCTATTAAACGTGATAATTATATAAAAGATATATGTGATAAAAATAAAATAAAATATATAACTAATAAAGATGATTTAACTTTAATAGATATTGATGAAATAGTGAATAATAAAGGAAGTTATTATAAACAATATGGTGCTTATTATAAAAAAGCTATATTAGTAGATGTTAAAAAACCATTAAGTATTAAAATTAAATATTTATCAGATAAAACTAAATTATTAACTAAATATAATTTTAATATAAATAAATTAGATGAATTTTATAAATTTAATGAAAAATTAGCACAAAATGGTGGTAGATCATTAGCTTTAAATAAATTAAAGAATTTAAAAGATTTTAAAGATTACAATACTAATAGAGATTTTTTGGATTACAATACAACTAATTTATCAGCTTATTTAAATTTAGGATGTATATCAATAAGAGAATTATATAATGAATTAATAAAAAAATTAGGAAATAAGACGATATTAATAAAACAATTATATTGGCGAGATTTTTTCTTACAAGTATTTAAAAATGAAAAGAAAGCAAAAGAATATGATAGTCATATGTATGATGATTATGATAATATTAAATGGAGAAATAATAAATTAATGGAAGAAGAATGGGAATTATTAATGAAATCACAAACTGGATTTTTAATAGTAGATGCTGCAATGAATGAGATGATAATAACTGGTTTTATGCATAATAGAGCTAGAATGTTAGTTGGTATGTTTTGGACTAAATATTTATTAATTAATCCATTTAATCTTGAATATGGATCACAAACTGGTTTTAGTAGAATGTTAGTGGATGCAATAGGATCAACACAAAATAAGATGAATCATCATTGGATCACAGAATTAGATTATCCAGGAAAGAAATATTCATCAAAGGGAGTACCATTATCAGGAAGACCAATGAATATAAATAATGATCAGATAAAGAAATTTGATAATGAATGTAAATATATAAAAAAATGGTTACCACATTTAAAAGAAATACCAAATAAAGATATATATAAATGGAATGAAGATATATCAAAAAAATATAATAATATACATTCATCACCAATATTTGATGCAAAAGAGAGATATGAAGAATGGATAAATATTTGTAAAATAAATAAATGAATAAATAATTATATAATAATATTATATATAAAATGAAATTATCATACAATAATTATCCAGATAATATTGATTTTGAGAATAATAATTTAAAAAATAATAATTTAAAAGATATTAATTTAAAAGATAATAATGAATGTTTACCAATAAAAATAGGACAAGATAAAGAAAGTATATTGAATATATTATGTTATAAATTAGTTGAATTATTTACACCTATATTTCATTCAATTGGTTTTACACCTAATATGATTACAACATTATCATTAATACCAGCTTATATTTCATATATCTATTTAATTAAAAAAGATATGAAATGTTTAATCTATTATTTTTTATATATGATACTAGATTATACTGATGGATATATGGCAAGAAAATATAAATTATATTCAAAATTTGGAGATTTATATGATCATGGAAGAGATACTTTATTCCATTTATTATTATTATCAGTATTTTATAAAAATAGAAAATTATTAATAATATTTATAATATTAAATGTATTAGGATTAAGTTTATTTGGTTGTCAAGAAATATTATTTGAAAATAAATGTAAAGAATCTAATAATTCTACTGTTTATTGGTTAAAACCATTTTGTAAACAAAATATATTTTTTGATATTTATAATTATTTTGTTGGTACAGCATCAATGTATTTAGGTACAATGATATGTCTTTATTTATATTGTTTGGATAAATAAATAATATTTATATAATCTATAATTATATTTGATTGAATAATAATTGATTTATAATAGAATTTTTATTATTCAATAAATTTTTATTTTTTTCAAATTTATTATTAAAAATAATAATAGATTGTATAAATAATGAATTATATAATGGTAATAATTCATTACATTTATTAATTAATTTCTGACCTTTTTCACTATTTAGATCTATATAAATATATTTATTAAAATAATATCTAATTTCATTTAAATTATTTTTATTTTTATTAATATAATCTATTAATAAAAATGGACAAACAAAAAATTCATATTTTTTATAATTATCATCAAATATAACTATCTTTATTAAATTCATATTATTACTTAATATATTTATAAATTTATTTTTCGTTAATTCACTATATTTTATTAATGTTGATGTTTTTTCATTCTTATATATCATATATATATTTGTTGTAATATTGATTTTATTATTATCACCAAATATCTCTGTAGTAATATTAATATCTTTGATATCTTCTATATTATAATATATATAAGGTTCTTGTGTAAATACATTATTATTTGACATATCTATCATATTTTTATCATTAAAAATATCCATATTTTATTATATCTATTTATTATTCAATATATTTTATCTATATATATATAATATTTTTTTTGCAATTTTTTAATTTATAAGACTATTATGCTTTATTTTTATAATTATTTAAAATATCAAACCATTCTTTATTATTTACTATACAATTATAACAATAATAATGTTTATGACTTGATGTATTATTTATATTACAATTTTCACATATACCATTTGTATATCTTATTAATATTTTTCTATCATTATTATATTTATTTATTTGTTCAATATGATCTAACATATATAAAATTTTTTTATTTAAATTATTAGAATTCATTATACCGTAGGTACCTTTGGTGATATTATATATATAATATATCATTATTATTTATATTATTTATAATATTTGAATCATCTAATAAATTTTTAATTAAATATTTTTTTGATTTTTTAGTATAATAAATAGTTGAAGGTTGATTATCTAAAATATTATTACATCTATATAATAATACTATACCATATTTAATATTATTAATATTTTTTAAAAGTTTATATATAGTAATAGAAATAATACCATTAGAAGTATTAATAATAATATCTTGATAACTCATAATATCATTATGTCTCAATGGTAGGATATATATATTATCATTTTTTTTATAATTCCAATATATTTGATTTTTTATATCTATTGTTAATTCTTCTTTTTTATATTTTATATATAATTTCTCTATCATTGGAATATTTATTATACTACAATTTTTATCATTATTGTCTATTGATAATAATTCATTTAATTTTATTGGAGCATTTATTATTATTGGTATTTTCCCATTTATTAATATCATATCTTCTTCATTATTATAATTAAATAATCTATAATATATCTTATCCATATTATTCTCATATATTTCATCATATATACTATATGATGATTTTCTTATATTATTAATATTATTAGATTTATTTAGATCTATATCTAAATAATCATATAAAATAATTTTATCTTCAAATATATTTTTATTATGAAGATTATCATTTAAAATAATATTATTTATGGACATATTATATTATTATATCTAATCTATACATTTTTTTTCTTATTTAATTTAATTTTTTTTATTTATGATTTTTTTTATTAATTTTATTTTTATTTTATAACATCTTTTAATAATCTTTTATTCAATTAAATTATTTATATTTAATGATAAATAATAAAAATATTGATATCTTTTAGTCATATAAATTATTTATATTTAATGATATCTTTTATTCAAATAAATTATTTATATTTAATGATAAATAATAAAAATATTGATATCTTTTATTAGTTGTATCTTTTGATCTTTTTAATTTAATATTAATTAAATTTATTAATCCATCTTTATCAATATATATTTCTTTTCTTTTTTTCATATTAACATCCTTTTTATTTATTATTTTGTAATCATTATGAATTTTATTAAATTCTCTTAATACATTATTTGGATCTAATATATATTTTAATAATTGTCTTATACATATATATTTTTTTTTATTATATTCACATAATTTATATTTTATCTCATCTTCTTTATATTTCATTGATTTTATTTTATAATCCTCTTCTATTATTTCTATATTCTCATTATTATATTCTTCTCTTATATCTTTCTTCTTTATACATTCCTCTAATATTTTATTCATTTTTATTATATATTCTTTATCATCATTTATCATATTTATCTCTTCTATTTTATTTATTGTTTTATTATATATTGTATCTATATCTTCATCTTCTTCATCTTCATCTTTAATATCAATATCTTCTTCTATTTTATTAACTTCTTTAACTTTTTTAACTCTTTTAACTTTTTTATCTTCTTTAACTTTATTTTTTTTAATATATTTTCTCTTTTTCTTTATTTGATTATCATTTATTTGATTATCATTTATTTGATTATTATTTAAAGTATTACTAATATAAGTATTTTTATAATACTCTTCTGATATATCAAAATTATATTCATAATCTGGTGAATTAGATCTTGTTGTATTATATGATTCATAATCTGGTGAATTAGATCTTGTTGTATTATATGATTCATAATCTGGTGAATTATTATATGATTCATAATTTGGTGAATTATTAGTAGATAAATTATTAGGTGAATTATTATATGATTCATAATTTGGTAAATTATTATAAGATTCATAATCTGGTGAATTAGATCTTGTTGTATTATATGATTCATAATCTGGTGAATTATTAGTAGATAAATTATTAGGTGAATTATTATATGATTCATAATTTGGTGAATTATTATATGATTCATAATTTGGTGAATTATTATATGATTCATAATCTGGTGAATTATTTGATGAATTATTATAAGATTCATAATTTGGTAAATTATTATAAGATTCATAATTTGGTGAATTATTAGGAGATAAATTATTTGATGAATTATTATAAGATTCATAATTTGGTGAATTATTATAAGATTCATAATTTGGTGAATTATTAGTAGATAAATTATTATATGAATTATTATAAGATTCATAATTTGGTGAATTATTATAAGATTCATAATTTGGTGAATTATTAGTAGATAAATTATTATATGAATTATTATAAGATTCATAATTTGGTGAATTATTAGTAGATAAATTATTATATGATTCATAATTAAGTGAATTATTATATTGATTTAAATTATCATTATTAGGTGAATTATTATAAGATTCATAATTTGATGAATTATTATATTGATCATTATGTAATAATTGATTATCTTGTAAATTATTATTATTATGATCTAAAATATCAATTAGATCATAGTAATCTAAATATGAATCAAATATAGAATTATCATATATATTTAATTTATAATTATTATAATCAAAATCAGTCATTTTTATTGTAATTCGATAATTAAATATTAGATATATTATAATTATTATTTTTTTGCAATTTTTTTAAAGAGAAGAATTGTTTAAATTCTTCTCTTTAAAACTAATTGCTATGAGGATTAAAATATAGTTTTATTTATAAAACTATATTTTAAGACCAGGGTCAATTTTTTTAATATAATTCAAATATATAATTCAATATAAATAGGATAATGATCTGATATTTTTTTAAGATTTTCGATATCTAAATTTAATAATTTATCAATATTATCAGTATTAGAATATTTATCATTATTAATAGCGGAATGATTAATAATATTGAGATATTTAAATAGATTATTAGATACGAATATTTTATCATATTTTTTTTCATTTTTAGCAACATTAGTTACTAAATTATCAGTTATATTAATTAATTTATTATTTATAAATAAAGGATGATTTATACGATCTTTTTTAGCTAAATAAGGTAAATCAGCATTATAATCACCTAATAATATATAATAAGAATGAGGATCTGTTAAATTAATTAAATTAAAAATATAATTAAGATAATTTAGTTCTTTATCAACATTATTAGGTGAAATATGATTAATAAAACATTTAATATTAATATCTTTAATTTTAATATGAGTAAACCATGGCATTCTATCAAATTTGTCAGTTTCACAAGATAATATATTTTCATTAATAATAGAAATATTATTTCTTTTATAAATCAATCCATAATATTCACTACTTTGTGGTGTCAAACCTGTTTTATTAGATATTTTATATGAATATTTATTATAACAAAAACAACTCGAATTTAAATTATCAGTTATTTTTTCTAATACTTCTTTATCTACTAATTCTAATATATATATCATATCATATCTATTTATTATATTTACTAAATTAGTAAATATATTTTTATCATTAAGTTTTTTATTACTAAGATTTTGAACATTAAAAACACCTAATTTTATCTTTTTTTTAAATATATTCTTGAAACAATTAAACATAATTATTATTTATTATTACATAATTATTATTTATATTCTCTTATATTTCATATTTATCCATTGAATACATTGGTATAAATCGTTTATAATTATATTTATATTTACCTCCTGTTCTATTCATATTCATCACATTAGTATTATATTCAATTAATTGTTGCATTTGATTTATATTATTCATTAATATTTGATTATTTGGATTATTAACTGATATATTTCTATATCTATTTAATATATCTATTATCATATTTTTTAATGTATTAACATTATCTGGTTGTTGTTGATTAAATGATTGTGAATATTGTTGATTAAATTGTTGTTGTTGATTAAATTGTGGTTGTTGATATTGTTGATTAAATTGTTGTGAATATTGTTGATTAAATTGTTGTTGTTGATTAAATTGTGGTTGTTGATATTGTTGATTATATTGTGGTTGTTGATTAAATTGTGGTTGTTGATATTGTTGATTATATTGTGGTTGTTGATTAAATTGTGGTTGTTGATATTGTTGATTATATTGTGGTTGTTGATTAAATTGTGATTGTTGATATTGTTGATTATATTGTTGTTGTTGTTGTTGTTGTTGTTGTTTTCGTTTATTATATAAATTCATACCATCAGATAATAATTTTGAAGGATCATTAGCATATTGATTAAGTTTAATATTAGCTTGATTACCCAATTCATTAAGTTTATTATTAATTTGTTTATTAGCATTATTGACAAAAGTATTAGCAAGTTTATCAACATTAATATTACCAGGAAGTTTTAAATTACCTCTACTTGAATTCATATTATTCATAATTTTAACACCATTTAATATATTACCAGTACCTATAGCTCTACTAGCATTTAATATATTACCAGGACCAATGACATTAGCAGCTTTTAATATATTACCAGGACCGATGGCATTAGCAGCTTTTAATAATAATAAAGGATTACCACCATATAAATTAAAAGGATTATTATTATATTTAAGTTGAAATTTATCGGTATATTTAAATAATTTATTAAGATATTCTAAATTAATATCATTAGAATTATATAATTGTTTAGTATAATAGTATATTTTATTATAATATATATTATCCATATTATCTTATCATTAATAATAATATTATTAGATAATTATAATATTATTATATAAATTTAATAAAAAAATAAAATAAAAGATATCATGATCATAATCTCAATAATCTTAATTCAATCTTATGTAAATCATGATATATTAATTCTAAAATATCTAAAATATCAGTATATTTAGTATTATGAAAAGAGACTTAAATTTCTTATATAGCATCTTTAATTAAATGTATATCTTCAGCATATTTATAATTATTTATAAAATATCCATCAATAATAATATTTTATTATATATCTAAACATAATTTGATGATAAAATCTTTATCTAATTAAATAATAAGATTATTAATAATTAATTCTAATATTTTTTAATAAAAATCAGGTTAATCATATAACATATAAATCTTATAGAAAACATAAATAGGATCAACTAATATAGTTATATTATTATTAGTTTATAATTTTAATCTAGATATATTATTAATATTAATATCTTTATAATTTTCTAAACCCCAATAGATAACATGTCCAATAGTATCTAAACCTCTTCTACCACATCTACCAGCCATTTATAAAATATGAGAAATAGGAAATTATTTATATTATTAAGTAGCTCTAATAATAACAGATCTTAATGGATAATTAATACCCATAGACATAGATTATGAAGTGAAAACAAAACCTAATTATTTATTTTTGATCATATTTAAAACGAGATATTAAATAACAAAAGGTAAATTAGGATGAATCATAGAGATACCAAATTATAAACCATTAGATAATAAATCTAATAATTATTTAGTTTCAACTTCAGTAATACCTTCACCATAATATTATTTATAATCAATATTATTATATTATTTAGATTTATCTCCAGAAGAATCTATAGAATTATCATATTTATATCCACTTTATTAAGATTTTTATTCACCAAAACATAAAGCATCAAACATTTTTTTTTATTTCCATTTACTTTCATCATTACCAGGATCTCTAATATTTCTAAAAATATTATTTTAAACGATATTACCAAAATAAAAATAAGAACCACAAGTATTATTAAAAGGTTATATAATATTAATTTCATCACTATTATCTAATAATTCATGAATATCAAAATATAATTATATAAGATCAATGATTTCTGGTGTTGGTATATAATTTATTGGTAATTATAATTAAATTTTTTATTTCCATAATTTATTATATTAATATTAATCACCCATTATATCTAATATTATATTTTCTTTCTAATTATTTATCATATTTTATATTTTATCTTATAATTTTTATAATTAAGATTTAAACATACTAAATCTTTCATTTTATAAACCTCTTATTTTTGGTCTTAATTATATATCCATTTATTTACTCATAGAATTTTATTTTAATATAATATCTTCAGCTTTATTATTAAAATCATTATATTAATCATTAATTTCATCAATAATTGAATGATATTATTTATAAACAGATTATTCAAGTATAGTTAAATAATCAACTAAATTAGAGAATTCATTATAACTAATCTAATTAGATTCATCAAAACATATACCAGGAAGTTATTATTATTATTTCATTTAAACTAATAATTTAAATAATTTCTCAGTAGAAGAATCTAATTAAGATAATTAAATATCTTAATTAATATCATATAATTTATTATTATCATATATATGAAATTATTATGGTACTACTCTTGTATTATATTCAACTAATTATATTTATGAACAAGTATTTTAAACTTTATTTTAAATATGTTATAATAATTTATTAATATCTTCTTTATTATTTTATGGATTTATTGTTGCTGATAAACCTATAAATTGATCTTTACAATATTATAATATTTTATTTATAGAATATGATCTATTAATATCATCATTAGAAATATTATCACTAGTATTAATTGTATGTATTTCATCACATAACATAATATTAAAATACATTTAATTAGAATAAATATAATGACATAATTAATTAGGCGTACCTATATATATTCTTGAATCTTATTATATTTAATTAATTATACCTGTTATCATTGATACCTTTTATGATGGAAATGTTGCCATTATATTTGCTGTTGTTTATAAAGCTAGATGAAAAGTTGGTGCAACAATAACAATATTATCTTTATTATTATTTTAAATAACAAAATCTAATGCTTTTAATGAAATAAATGTTTTACCACCAGATGTTGGTCCTATTATTAATACACTCTTTTTATTTGTTATATAATTTAATGCTTTTATTTACCAATCATCTAATATTATATCATTTTTTTATATTTATATATCTTTTTTAATAATCTATTCTGCTCTCATTCTATCTATTTTATTTAATTTAATATTAAATAATTTCATTTATTATTCTAATTTATTTATTTATTATTTCTTTTATTTTTTATCTAAATCACCATTCTCTATTTATAACATTTATTAATAAAATTCAACTAATTTTATTTCTTTTTCATCTTATGTCATTTAACTTAAATTAGATTTAGTACCAATATTAATTAATAATTAACTTAATTTAACAGGTATTAATCTAATTGTTGTTAAAATATTTCTACTTTTATTACTTTTTATTTTAATACTCTCTATAAATTATTCATATGACTATTTCTAATCAAATATTATTGATGTTTATTTTTTTTAACTATTTTTTTTTATCTCTTATTAAATCTCTTTTTACTCTTATTAAATTTCTTTTTTCTCTTTTTTTTCAGCTTTAAAAGATACAATGAAAATATTATTATATGAATTTTATTCTATTTCTTTATTTTCTTATTATTTATCTTATTTAATATTATCAATATTATTATATTATTCAACAAATGTTTTAGTACGTTTTGGTTTAATAACAAAATTACTATCATCTAATATCTAATTATTTTAAAATGATTTTATTATATTATTATTATTATTATTATCTTATTATTATTTATTACGAGATAATTTAATAATAAAATTACTATCATCTAATATCTAATTATTTTTAGATTTATTATTATCAATATTATTATCAATATTATTATCTTATTATTATTTATTACGAGATAATTTAGTAACAAAATTACTATCATCTAATATCTAATTATTTTTAGATATATTATTATCTTATTATTATTTATTACGAGATAATTTAGTAACAAAATTATTATCATTTAATATTTAATTATTTATAGATATATTGTCATCAATATTATCTTATAATTAATTATTTTTACGTTATCTAAGTTTGTTTATTAAAGATTCTGATTAGTTCATGGTATATTTATAATGATAATATATTAAGATTAACAAACGTTTAAATAGTTAAATATTCAATTTTTTTATCTTATGAACAAAGTGAATAAGATAAAAAAATTGAAAAAAATAATATTAATCTATATATATTAAATATATAGATTAAATAGATAATAAATAATAAATAATAAAAATGTCAGAAGAGAAAGAATTTGATAAGATATTAATAGGTATAAAAAATATAGGTAATACATGTTATATAAATTCATTAACACAATGTTTAATACATACAGAACCATTTAGAAAATTAATATTAGATAAGAATAATTTAATAAAAATGAATTATAATATATTGAATAATACAAAAAATTTAATAAATGGAGAAATAATCAATATAACATATATATGTAATAGATTAAAAAAGAAATTATCATATTATTTAATAATATTATTTGAGAATTATATAAATAATCAGATAATTTCATCAAGAAAATATGTTGAAAGAATATGTGATAATGAAATATTTGAATTTGGTGTACAAAATGATTGTCAAGAATTATTTACTTATATTATTAATAAATTAAAAGAAGAATTGAAAGATGAAGTGAATATAGATTTAAATAATAATATATTAAATATATATAATACTTTAGATATAAATAATGATATTAAAACAAAATTAATAGATTTAGAAAAAATGATAAATAGAGATTTTTCAATAGTGACAACACCATTTTTATCTATAAGTGATACAGTAGTTAAATGTGAATGTAATTATGAATCTCATATATTTGATATACCAATTCAATTACAATTAAATTTAATAGGAGATGATAAAATTATAAATATGAAAGATTGTTTAAATGATTATTATAATGAAATAAAATGTGAAGAATATAAATGTTCAAATTGTAATAATATAACTGAACTAAAAAAACAAGAATATATATGGTTAGCACCACAAATATTAGTTATACATTTAAAAAGATTTATTACATCATTTGAAAATGGAATATATTCACAAAAGAAGATACATACAATTGTAAAATATGAAGAAATATTAGATATGAGTAAATATATGATAGATAAAAATAGAGAATATAAATATGAATTATATGGAATGTGTAATCATTTTGGTTCATTAAATGGTGGTCATTATTATTCTCATATTAAAAAAAATAATATATGGTATTGTTTTAATGATGATAAAATTTTTAAATTAGATAAAAATGATCATCTTGATAATAAACATGCATATTTATTATTTTACGAACTTAAAAAAAATGAATGAATATAAATATAAATATATAATAATATATTAATAAAAAAATGAAAATAAGAAATTATTATCATTCATTAGATATGAATAGAACCATATTAAAAGGTTATGTTCATTTATTTTATTTAATTTATATGATATATTATCATATAGATTTATTACCAATTATATTATCATTATTTTTTAGTTCTTTATTACATATTATTGATTTTGAAAATTTATTTATTGAAAAAATTATTTTCTTTTTTGATTATTTTTTTGTTATATATTGTTGTTATTTTGCTTTTGTTGATAGATGTAGTTTATTTATTTTAGAATATTTATTTTATGGTGTTGTTACTTTTTTATATGTTTTAACAACATGTTTTATATCATTAATAAATATAAGTTTTCCATTATTTAGAAATATATATCATAGTGGTTTTGTTATATTTTTATTATCTTATTTCTTTATTTTATTTCCAACTTCACAATCTTTATTAATAGATATTAAAGCATTTTATAATATTTTATTACCAATTATAAGTATTCTCTTAATTAAAGTTTTACCATTTGATCTTAATAATGAATATATTGATATACATGATATTTTTCAAATTTGTAGTGTTATATTATCTAATTATATATTATATTATTATTAGGATTATTTTACATCAAAATTATATTATTATAATATATTTTAATTATAATAATATAAAAAAATAAGTAATATAAAAATATTAGAAGTAATAAATAGATAATAATATAATATATAAAAGAAATGATATCAATAACAAAAGATATATTAAAATTAAAAACAAATATAACATGTAATATATTAGATATTCATAATTATAATAATATATTAAATATTAATCAATATTCTTATAAATTTATAATTGATGATGATATAATAAATTTTTTATTAAAAGAATATGATGATGGTATATATGGTATATTAAATTATTATATAAATATAAATAATGATAATAATATAGAATTTAATAATATAAGATTTAATGGTTATACAATTAGAAATAAGATGAATAAAAATCTTATAAAAATATTAAATGAAGAAAAAAATGAATTAAGTGAATATGGTATAAATGAAAATTATGGTATTTTAACATTATTTCAAAAAGATGCTACAGGCACCTTTGGTGATAAAGATATAATAAATTTGAATCAAATATATATATTACCTAATGGTTATATTAAATCAATTAATGATTTAGAACAAGAAGATATAATTAATGATTTTAATAAATTAGATATATTGACAAAAATATATTTATTTGATGATAATAAAATCAAATGTTTAAAAACAATAGATTATGAAATATTAGATAAAAAAGAAGATAAAAATAATAATATATTTATAATTAAGAATATATTAGATTTAAATAAAAAAAATGAAGATAATAAGAGAGAAATAGAAAGATTAATTGAATTAACACAATATAATAAAGAAACAAAGAATAAAATAATAGATATGAAATATGAAGATAATATAATAAAAGAAATTATAGATCCATGTAATCAATATATAGATTATATGAAAATATTTGATTTAATAAATGATTTTGAGATAATTAATCCAATAATAGATAAAGATAATAATCAATATAATAAATTATGGTTAATATATTATGGTAATGAATTAGATATTATAATAAAGAAATATTTAGATAATTTTGATTTAAAAGAAATAGATGATAGATTAATAAAACATTTATCAAATATAATAGAGATATTATTAAGATATAATTTATATATAAATAAGAAAATAAATAATTTTAGTATACCTAAAAAATTATATGATTTATATCCACAAAAAGATAAATATACTACACAATTTTCTATATTTAAACAATTAACTAAACAATTATATAAATCTAAATATCATTTATATATAGATGATAATAATATTATTTCTATGTATATTTTATTACATCTTAAATATATATCATTAAATAATTTAATACAAAATATAATAATTCAAAAAATAGTTCCAAAAATAGATTATTGAAAAAATTATAATTATATAATTAAATAATTAAAATATATTATTCAATTATATTATTAAGAATATGATTATATATACCAGAATATTGTAAATTTATATGTATTATAATTAATATTATATTAAAATAAATAAAATAAGAGAAATCAATTAAATTAAATTTAATATTTCTATTAGAAATTATAATAATATTTGGTAATAATAAAACAAATATAAATGTAAAACATTCAAGAAATAATGATGTATTATTATATTTATTATATTTAATATTGAATGATATATATATCATATATAATATTATTGATATTAAAACTAATATTAATATTAGTTTTATTGTTTTACTAAATATATTCTCATATTTAGCACATATAATTTCATTTTTTGTTTTATCTTCTAATATATATTTATATATACCAGAAAATTCTAATAAAACATTAATAACATATATTATTATAAATGATATTACTCCAATAAATAATATTATTCTAAATATATTTTTTTTATTATATTTATCTCCTAATCTTAATATCATTATTACTGTTATCATTATCGAATATATTAAACTTATAAATAATGATTCAAATAAATAAAAATTTTTATCTGGTTTCTTTAAATTTTTATTTGTTATTACATTTATACATGTTGCTATTAATAAAAATACTATTATTCCAATTAATATATATGTTATTATATTTATTAATTGTTCTATATCTATTTCTTGTTTAGTTTGTTGATTATCTTGTGTATTATCTTGTTGATTAGATTGATTATCTTGTTGATTATCTTGTTGATTAGTTTGTGTATTATCTTGTGTATTATCTTGTTGATTAGATTGATTATTTTGTTGATTATTTTGTTGATTATTTTGTTGATTATTTTGTTCATTAGATTGATTATCTTGTTGATTATTTTGTTGATTATTTTGTTCATTAGATTTATTATTTTGTGTATTATCTTGTTGATTAGATTGATTATTTTGTTGATTAGATTGATTATTTTGTTGATTAGATTGATTATTTTGTTGATTATTTTGTGTATTATTTTGTTGATTAGATTGTGTATTATCTTGTAGTTTGGTTTGTTGATTATTAGTTATAATATCATTATTAGATGTATTGCCTCCAAATAAATAATTTTTTGGATTTATATAATTAAATAATCTCATAATATATAATATATAATAATAAAAGATAAGATAAATTAAATTAAATTATTATTATTATAATCAATCCATAATTTATATAATAAAGAATTATATTTATCTTCTAATAGTTTATTAGTATCAGTATTTTTATTTATTATTAATTTAATTATTTCTTTTAATTTATCATTTTCTTTAGTTAATTTATTGATTATTTCTTTATCAGACATATATATTAATTATATAATAAAATATTTAATTAAATTTTTATATATAATGTATTATATAACCAAATTAATTTATCATAATCAGTATCTAATATATTACTTTTAACTATTCCATCATAAAAATATAATCTTTCTTTGTCATAATTAACAAATCTTTTATCAATATTTATATTATTTTCATCTTTAATATTGACATTAGTATTATCATCTCTATAATATATAATTTTATAATCAAAATTATTAAATTTATTTTCATTAAAAAATTTAATACCTTTTTTACTTCTATCACTAATAGATTTATTTTTCATTTGATTAAATTTATAGACTAATTGATTAGAATAATAAAATATACCATTAAATTTCTTATTTATTTTATCTATAATTTCATTATTATTTTTAATATATTTTTCAATATCTTCTTTAATATCTAAATCATTTATTAATTTAGTTATATTTGTATAATCATTAATATCTATTAAAGTTATATTTAAACGTTTATTAATATCATTTAAATAAATATATATAGGATGAGTTTTATCACCTATATAATAATTTTGATTATCAATATGTTTATTATTTTTGATATCATTTATATATTTATCTATTAAACTATTCCATTCACTATTATTAATATAAGTTTTATCTATTATAAGATTATATATATCATTTTTAAATTTATTTACTAAACCAATATTAATATTAATATTAATATAACTAGTAATTGTATAATAAAAACTTAATGATTTATTATCATTTATTATTATTTGTGAACCTTTATCTTTTGTAAAAATATTAGTTTCAATACTAGGATTAGTTTTTGAATCTAATTTCCATGGATAATAGATATTATTTATTTTATCATAATATATATTTATTATATTTTTATTAGAATCATTTTTATACAAATATTGATTATTATTAACATCATATATATTAAAATTATTTTTTGTTTTACTCAATACTAATCCTAATATATCTATTATAATTTTATTAACATTATAATCATCTTTTAAAGTATTTAATATAATACCTTTTAATTTATTATAATCAATAACTAATTTTTTATTTAATTCAATAATATCTTCTCCACCATTTTGTATAAAATTATAATTAGATGAATTAACTATTATAGGAAATTTTATTTGATTATTAATCATATATATATATTAAATTATATATTATTTGTATTTAATTTAATATAATTATGATAGATTATTACTTAATAACTTAAATTAATTTTGCCCCATATAAAATCATTTGGATAGTCTTTATCAAAATCTTTTTTACATATCAATAAAGAATATATATTACCACTTATATCTAATAAATATTGTATATCACCCTTTTTATCTCCATCTATACCTTTACCTGTATAACTATATACTTCTTTTACTTTTAAATTTTTTATATTTAATCTATTTTCACTAACATCTAATAAAATATTACTATTATTATCAACAACATTACATTTTAATTTATTATTACTAACATCTAATAAAATATTACTATTATTATCAACAACATTACATTTTAATCTATTATTACTAACATCTAATAAAACATTATTATTATTATCAACAACATTACATTTTAATCTATTATTACTAACATCTAATAAAACATTACTATTTTTATCAACGATATTAGATGTTATATTATTAAAATATATATACTTTAAATTATTTTCAGCCATAAATATATATATATATATTATTTTTTTTATTAAAATAATAATTTTAATCTTTTTTTACTTCATTCAAATTATTATTTAATGATTTTTCAATTAAATTAAACACATCATCATTTTTAATAATATTATTATAGATATTATTTTTATTATAATAAAAGATTAAAAACACACATAATAATATTGATAAAATGATAAATAATAATAATAAATATTTAATTATTCTAGGATCATTTTTATATAATTTATCATTATTAACATCATAATATAATAAAATTTTATCATTACAATTATATTGTTTATCAAATATATCATTAATAGTTTTTGATAATAATTGATTATTATAATTAAATTGTATATTCATAGAAGAATAGATATTATTTTTAGTATCTAAATTAGTTATTCCCATATTATTTAATTTTTTATTTTTTGATTCAATAATAATACCATTAATCTTAATTATTTTATTATAATACATATTATTTTCACTATATTGAAATATAGCTACTAAAACTAATATAATTATTATTATTATGATTAAATATAATAAAAATGATTTCGAATATTTAAATATATTTTCTAACATTGTGATTTTTATATTATTATAATAATATCTATAATAATATTAATTTAATAATAAACTTATCATTAATTTATCTAACCATCATATTGACTTCCATAAGCACCTGAATTTATATTACTACACCAATCACTATATGAACCTTTTATACCACCACACCATCCAGAAATAGAACAACATTGATTATTTGGACATCTAGTATTTCCATAATTTGGACCACATCTACCATTATTTGATGTAAATATATTACTATTATTTGTATCTTCTATATCTTCTGTATCATTAATATCTTCTATATCTTCTATATCTTCTATATCTTCTATATCTTCTATATCTTCTGTATCATTAATATCTTCTATATCTTCTATATCATCTATATCTTCTATATCTTCTATATCTTCTATATCTTCTATATCATCAGTATTATTAATATTTTCTATATCTTCTGAATTTTCAGTATTATTAATATCTTCTAAATCATTAATATCTTCTATATCTTCTATATCTTCTGTATCTTCTATATCTTCTGTATCTTCTATATCTTTAGTATCATTAATATCTTTAGTATCATTAATATCTTTTTCATCTTTTGTATTATCAATATTTATTTTATCTTTTGTATTATTAATATTTTTTTCATCTTTTGTATTATTAATATTTTTTTCATCTTTTGTATTATTAATATTTTTTTCATCTTTTGTATTATTAATATTTTTAATATCAATCTTATTTTTATCAACTTTAGTATCAGTTTTATTAGTTACTTTAGAATCAATCTTATTTTTATCAACTTTAGTATCAACTTTAGAATCAATCTTATTTTTATCAACTTTAGAATCAATCTTATTTTTATCAACTTTAGTTATATCTGTTTTATTATTATTAGTATTAGTTATATTAGTATTAGTTTTATCAGTTTTATCAGTTTTATCAGTTTTAGTATTATTAGTATCATTTTTTATAGATGGTTCATTATTATTATTATTATTAGATTTAATAACACCACTAAAATATAAACTAATAATAATAATAATAATAATAATAATAACAATAATAACAATAATAACACCTTTATTCAATGTACCACCAGAATTATTATGATAATAATTTTTAGGTATATATAAATAATAATCAAATTTATTCATATTATAACATATAATATATAATATAATAAAATAAATAAAATAAATAGTTATAATTAAATAGAATTAGGATAAGTAACTTGAGGACAACTAACACATTCACCAAAATTAGAGGTATTATACCACCATCCATTATTAAGATAAGATTGAATAACATTTCTACAAGCACCATAATTACAAGAATTTTGAGGAGGTGGAGGAGCGACATAACCAGACCATGTATCACGTGGACAATAATTACATTCACCTAAATTAACAGTATCATAAGCCCAATTTCTACTTTTATAAATATTTTTAACATTATCACAAGCACTATAATTACAAACATTACCTGACCATGTATCACGTGAACAATATGAACATTCACCGAAATTAGCAGTATCATATGGCCAATTATTATTTCTATATATATTTTTAACATTATCACAAGCACTATAATTACAAGTTGGAGGATCCCAATTTTCAACAGGACAATTATTACATTCTGATAATTCATTTGATCTTAATCTTTGATTATTATTTTTAATTTGTTGTTTTCGATTATTACATAGAAAAGAATTACATTGAACAGGAGCTTCTTGAACAGTATTACCAGATAAATAATCACCCATAGAAACAATATTGATATCACAATTAGAATTATTATAATTATAATTAAATCTTCTTCTATCAGTACCAATATCAGTATTATCATTTTTAGTATATACATATGACATATCAAATTGTGAATCATTAATTTTATTAATATAATAAGGTTGTATAGTATATTGACCTTTATATGGACCTTGTGTATTATAATAATCTTTAGCTTTAGATTTAGCAACTTCTTGATTAAATTGACATTGTGGAGGATTCCATGATTCATTTGGACAATTTTTACATTCTGTTAAATTTGTTGTATTATATGAAGTTCTATTTGATTGTAAAGATTGTTTTTTATTATTACATATATAAGTATTACATTGTACAGGAGCATCTTTAGAAGTAATACCAGATAAATATAGACCCATAGAAGTAATATTAATATCACAATTAGAATTATTATAATTAAATGAAAATCTTCTTTTATCAGTACCAATATCAGTATTATCATTTTTAGTATATACATATGACATATCAAATGTAGTATCATTAACTTTATTAATAAAATAAGGTTGTATAGTATATTGACCTTTTAATTCACTTTGTGTATTATAATAATCTTTAGCTTTGGATTTAGCAATATCTTGATTAAATTGACATGGTAATGGATCCCATTTTTCATTTGAACAATAATTACATTCTATTAATTTTGAAGTATTATATGAAGTTCTAGTAGATTGTAAAGATTGTTTTTTATTATTACATTTAAATGTATTACATTCATTAGTAGGATCTTTAGCAGTAATACCAGAATTATCATTATCCATAGATTTAATAATAACTTTACAATTAGTTTTATCATATTCAAAAGTGAATCTTCTTTTATCAATACCAATATCTTGTTGATTAGATGATATCCAATTAAATGATAAATCAAATTGTGTATCATTAACTTTTTTAATATCATAAGGTTTTATAATTTTTTGATTAATTTGTGTTTCATAAAAATTTTTAGCTAATAATTTTATCTCATCATCATTATAATTACATGGTGGTGGTATCCATTTAATTTCAGGACATAATTTACATTCATCTAAATCTTTAGTATTATAATAAGTTCTAGTAGATTGTAAAGAAGTAGTTTTATTAGAACATAATTTTTTATTACAAATAGGTAATGGATTATCTAATGTAGAACCAGTATTAGTTTCACCAAGATTATCAATATTAATATCACATTTATCATTAAATTTAAATTTAATTTTTCTTTTATCACTACCAATATTAATATCATTTTTTTTAGAAGTGAAATGATAAGATAAATCAAATTCATCAATTTTAGTTCTATTAATTTTATAAGGTTCAATATTAATAGAATCTTTTAAAATACTATCATTATTAATATAATTTTTTGTTGATATTTTAATATTATCATCATTAAATTTACAAATATTAATTAATTTTTTAATACTAATACCTGAATTTTCTTTATCCATTTTAGTAATAATAATATCATCATCATATTTAAATGAAAATCTTCTTTTATCATTATAATCAATATAATCGGTATTATGTTTAATTAATGAAAATGACATATCAAATTTATCATTAGCAACTTTATTAATATCTAATGGTTTAATTATATGAGTTTTACCTAAATTAGTTTTAGTTTCAATATATTTTTTAGTTAAATCTAAAATATCATTTTTATTATCATCATCAATTAATAAAATTTTTGGTATATTAATAAATGAAGTGGCTGATTTATTATCTTTCATATCAGTAATAGTAATATTACATTCATTATCAGTTTTATATATAAATCTTCTATATTCAACATTATAATAAAAATCAGTATTATCTTTAATTAAATAATATAAATAATCAAAAGTATTATTATCAACTCTATTAATACGTATTGGTTCAATTTTATATTTATTTTCATAAAATTTTATTATTTTTTTTGTTGCTGATTCTATTAATTTATCTTTTATTTTTTCATAAGGACATTTATTTATAAGATCTAATAATAAAATAAATTTATTAGGTTTTTGATCACCATCCAAATTATTATCATTAGAATCAATATTATTTTTTTTTAAAAGAACATCAATAATTTTAAATTTACCAGTAAAATGTAAAATAATTAAAATAATTATAACAATAAAAACAAAACCAAATAATAATTTTAATATATATCCACCTTTTTGTTCATATATATCATATGTATAATAAGTAGGTTTAATAATATCATTCATCAAAGATGTCTGTGACATAATTTATAATAATATATATATAATAATTTGATATATAAAAAATTTATTATGAATATATAAAAACTAGTTAAATTATTATATATATTTATAATAATGTATGATCAATTTATTAAATTATATATTTATAATTCTATATTATCTTGTTCTAAAATTAAATTTAATAATAATCTTATATATCATAATCCAATAAATCACAATATAAATATTATTAATGAATTAAAAAAAATAAATAATTTCTATTTAAGATTAAATAATATCTATAATAATATTTTAATAAGTGATATTTTTATTGGTAATGATTATACCAATTCTGATAACATAATATATAATGATAATTTAATCTATTATTATATCAATAAATTATATAATATTAGTAATTCAAGAATAATCTTATGTATATCTAATAATAATCATTTATATAATTCTATCAAATTTTATAATTCTAATATAATAATCCACAAAAATATTCCATTAACATTCTATGATTATATTATTATTCATCTTTATAATAATTTTGATATTAATAATCATATTTATC